CTAATATTCATAGCCCCACTTGGTTGTATTGTAAATGGGTCGGTATCTAAACAGAAATTATATATATATAGTCCATCTGGAGCATCCCCCTTGGAAGTTAAATATTTTTCTTCATAATTAAAAACTCCTCCTTCCATAAGGTTCTCCCTATATTTACCATCCATAATAATGCCCATGTTCATCAAAATATTTTTATGATTCGCCTCATTATATGTACCTGTAATATAAAGTCCTGTACTTATGTTATCTGGTGGATTTAATCCGGGACCAAATCCTGTAATAAAATTATCATTATCATTGCATGCTGTATCTATAGTATAAGTACTTATATCAGGTGCAGGTATCGAATTATATGGCAAGTAATTATATGGCCAATTCGTATAATTCGACCATTCATTGCGCAAGTATGCATCACTTCTCTGAAAATAAAACATCCACGAAGAAACCATACCCGCAGTGTTGTCCAAGTCGATTCGTCTACTTCCAGTAACGTTTTGATAGGTTGTTTCAAAAACGCTTTTAAATAAATAATTTTGTTCCAGTGCTGCAAAAACGCGCGCTTCATCTGAACTCAAGAAACAATACGTCGCCAATAAATTAATATCCGCATTCCAATTCGTGCGTTTATCTTCATAGTCCACATCTAACAATGGTATAGAAGGCGGTGGCTGCAAAAAACGGTAAAACTGTTGCAATGGCTCGTTAAAATTAGGTCTTATTAAAGGATTAACATTTTCTGTATCCAACACATCTCGTATTTGAATCAAGTCTTGTATTGAACGCAAGGTAATATTAATATGCAATTCATTATATTGCATTGCTACTAAGGGAAAAGCCATTTTACTATTCATACCGAACCAAAGATTCAATGGCACATAAATTTTACGCGCACGGATAGACGGTTCTGGCCCCTGTGGTTCGGTTGTATAAAATGCATTCGGATATTGATTCACACGACCATTGCAATTCCCTGGATCATTCAGTTCGGGAACATTTCCGGTCATATTATCATATATTGCTTTTTGTGTCGCTGTAAAATCGCGCTGTACCATAGCCAATAGATAGCTACCACTTATTCTTTGCAATGTTTGACCACCAACTGTTATCTCAATTTCTTTAATCATTTGTGTGCCCAAGTTTTCAATCCAGCGAAACTCATATGGTACCCAGTTTCCACTACAATCGGTCGGTGGCATAATGGGACTCCATATTGTCGGGAGTGTAACAACTAAATATGTATCCATGAGCAATTCGGCATATCGCTTTACTTTGAATGTATATTTGGATTCTTCACTTAATCTCAATGCTTTTTGCCCATCAAAATCTAAACGAAACTTTTGCATTCCGAAATTAGTATAGCGTGAATAAACCGGCTTAAAAAACGTCTTTTTCGGATTACCATTCAATATTATATTTTGATTTCCATATGCTACAAGATTTAGTAATCCACCTGGCATAGTTTTATATATATATCATTCATATAATAATATTCATATACTTTTACAATTAACGTTAATAAAATTAATATTAACCATAATATATTAATATTATTATATATTAATATGGCTGATAGTGTTAAACATAATATGGCAAAAATAAGCAGAAATATGGTGGACGTGTTCCAAAAACAATCTGATGTTCAAGTAACTATATTTTTAGTAGCTTTTATTGTCATATTGATTTTTGTTATGTCGCTATATGTTTATAAGAAACGTCATTTAAATGAAAAAAATTGCACCGATTTAGATGAAATATATGATAATTTTCCCATGATTTCGTCTATGAACCCCAGGGAAGAGAAAAACACCTATCTATTGCGAGATTATTATATTAAAACGGCTTATAATTCCTGCTGTGGAGGCGAATTTAAAAACGATTTTGTGAATGTATGTGCTCTAAAAAAATGTATTCAGCAAGGTGCCAGATGCTTGGATTTCCAGATATATTCTGTTAATAATGAACCTGTTATATCCACGTCGTCCGTCGACGATTTTTTCATTAAGGAAACATATAATAGTGTTTCCTTTTCGGATGCAATGAATGTTATCAGTAATAATGCTTTTTCTGGTTCCACGTGTCCTAATTCGCAAGACCCATTAATTCTTCATTTTCGCATTAATAGCACTAATAAGGATATTTATAACAAGATGTCCGATATTTTGCAAGCGGAACTATCCGAACGTGTTCTTGGAAAAGAATATAGTTATGAATTCGAGGGATATAATTTAGGAGCTGTACCTATTGTTAACTTTATGGGTAAAGTTATTATTATAATTGACCGTTCTAATGACCTTTTTGAAGATACAGAATTGAAAGAATATTGCAACATCGCCAGTAATTCCATGTTTATGCGCGCTCTTCGCAACTATGATATTAAATACAACCCGAATATTGACGATCTTACTTATTATAACAAAAAATGCATGTCAATCGTTATGCCTGATGTCGGCGCATATGATGATAATTATGCAGGGGGATTAGCCATGTCTTATGGATGTCAAATGGTAGGCATGAATTTTCAAAATTTCGACTCCAATATGGAATTTTACGATATTCTATTCGACGAAGCTGGTAGTGCTTTTGTATTAAAACCCAAGAATTTAAGATATATTCCCGAAACTATTAAGAATCCTCCTCCTCAAAATCCGGAATTGTCTTATGCGAATAGAAAAGTGGAATCGGATTATTATAGTTTTAATATTTAAGAAAGTTTTTTTAGGAAGTCATTATATATACAATATAATGAGTTCGTGTAATAAAAATTTGTCATATGATGAGAGAGAAATCGAAATTTTACGCGACGCGGTTGATTTAGCTCAAGAGCGCGCTGGCAAGAAAGTTATTCGCAATCCTCAAGTAAAAGAAATTATTTCTATTGTCGAAAAATTTCTACGCGATAATAAAACTTGCTGCTATGGTGGAACGGCTATTAATAACATTTTACCAACAGAAGATCAATTTTACGACAAAAGTGTAGAACTACCTGACTATGATTTTTTTACTCCCAATGCATTAGAAGATGCCAAACGATTGGCAGATATATATTATAAAGCAGGCTTTATTGAAGTAGAAGCAAAATCAGGTGTTCATCATGGTACATTCAAAGTATTTGTTAACTTTTTAGCCGTTGCTGATATTACTCAAATGGACAAGGGACTTTTTGACCAAGTGCACAAGGATTCAATTAAGATGGCTGGTATTCACTATGCTCCACCCGACTATTTACGAATGGCTGCTTACTTGGAACTTTCACGTCCAGCTGGAGATGTTTCTCGTTGGGAAAAAGTAATGAAGCGTATTAAATTACTTAATAACAATTATCCCATGAAAAATCCCAAATGTGATGATGTGCAATTTCAACGCAGTATGGAAGAAGACGGTATTAAAAGCGCTGATATTTTTTCTACTGTACGTGATTCATTTATTGGACAAGGATTGGTATTTTTTGGTGGCTATGCCAGTTCACTATATAGCAAATATATGCCTAAGAAGTACGAGCGTACTATTGCCAAGATTCCTGATTTCGATGTGTTAGCTGAAGATCCTAAACAAGCTGCTATTATTGTTAAAGAGAGATTGGAAGAAATGGATATTAAAGATGTGAAGATTATCGAGAAAGATGGAGCCGGTGAAATTATTGCACCACATGTAGAAATACGTGTTGGTGTAGATGCAATTGCATTCATTTATCAGCCATTGGCATGTCATAGTTATAATATAGTAAAAATTGGTAAAAAAAATATTAAAGTTGCTACCATAGATACTATGTTGAGTATGTATTTAGCATTTATTTATGCAAATAGACCCTATTATAATAAAGATCGTATTTTATGCATGGCACAATATTTATTTCAAGTGCAACAAAAAAATCGCCTTCAACAAAAAGGTGTTTTGCGACGATTTAGTGTAAACTGTTATGGTAAACAGTCAACATTGGAAGAAATCAAAAATGAAAAAGCCGAAAAATATAAAGAATTACAAGGAAAGCGCGGAACCAGGGAATATGATGAATGGTTCTTGCGATATGTACCCGCTGATATTGATAAAAAAGGCAACAGCAAAAAAGACAACAGCAAAAAAGGCAACAGCAAAAAAGGCAACAGCAAAAAAGGCAACAGCAAAAAAGGCAATAAC